CACACGGCCCCGCGAGGTGGTTGGCTGCCACGGTGTTTCGGCCTGCGCCACGGGCGCGATAAAAACGGAAAGCAGGATCACTGTGGTCAGGATGTGCATGGCATGTCCTCGGGCTTGTTGCTGGCGGAAAGTATAGCCCCATGAGCTCGCGCGCGCGAATCAAGCAGCAGTCGCACGGCGGCCGGGCCAACCAGGGTAGCTTTCGCGGCGCGCCGTTCATCGTGCCCGAAAACGAGGCCGCGTTCGGCCGCCGTACCGAGCTGCATGAGTACCCGCTGCGCGACACGCCCTATGTGGAAGATTTGGGGCGTGCGGCACGCGAATTCAACCTCACGGTGTTTGTCGACGACAGCCTGACCCTCGACGACGACTACCTGGCCGCGCGCGACGCGCTGATCTTCGAGCTGGAGAAATCCGGTCCGGGCACGCTCATCCACCCTTATTACGGCAGCCTGCGTGTTTCCATCACCGGCCCGGCCAAGGTGCGCGAATCCACCCGCGAGGGTGGGCGCGCCACGTTTACGTTCACTTGCATCGAGTCCGGCGAGCTGGAGTTCGTGGAGACGGACTACAGCACGGTGGTCGGTGTGCAGAACGCCGCCGAGGTGGCCGAAACCGCCGCGCTCGACGACTACGCCGAGGAATTCACGGTCACGGCGCTGCCGGATGCCTTCCTGGCCGAAATCGAAACCGAGCTGGCGAACACGCTGGCCGACCTCACGGACATCGTGGGCGACGTGGCCTCCACGATCGCGGCCGAGATCCGCGCGCCGTACAACATGGGCGTCGCCATCCTCGGCGCCATCGACAAAATCAAGGACATCGCCACCGAGCCGCTGCGCGCCCTGAAGCTTTACGAGAACCTGTTCAGCGCCGGCAACAACAGCCCGGCGGTGCCGGCCACCACGCCCGCGCGCGCGCAACAGGCGCAATCCACCCAGGCGATGCAGCAGATGGTGCAACGCGGCGCCGTGCTGCGCGCCGCCACGACGTCGGCGCTGGCCGAGTACACCAGCCTGAACGACGCGCTGGCCACGCGCGACCGCCTGCTCGCGGCGATCGATGCACAGATGGGCGCCACGAACGTGGTTAGCGGTTATCCGATCGGCGACGACCTGTACCGGGCGCTGGATGGTTTGCGCGCCGCGGTAAACGACGACTTGACGCTGCGCGGCGGCCAGCTGCCACGCATTACCTATTACACGCCACTCACGACGCTGCCGGCGCTGGTGATCGCCCATCGACTGTACGGCGATGCGTCGCGCGCCGATGAGATCGTGGCGCGCAACAACATCCGCCACCCGGGGTTCGTGCCGGGCGGCCAGGCGCTGGAGGTGCTGGATGTCTGACGACGTGCGGCTGCGCATCGGCGCCAACGACTACAGCGGCTGGAAGACCATCGCCGTGCGCCGTTCGCTCGACACCCTGGCCGATACCTTCGACCTGACGCTCACCGATCGTTGGTCCGCCGATGCCGCGCGCCGTCCGGTGCGCCTTGGCGAAGCCTGTGAGGTGTGGATCGGCGACGAGAAACTGATTACCGGCTACGTGGACGAGGTGCGCCCGCGCTACGACAGCAAGACGCGCGCGCTGACCGTGGCGGGACGCTCGAAGACGGCGGACCTGGTGGATTGCTCGCTGCCGGCATCCGACACCTCCGCCGCTCAAAATAATAGCCAGACACTCCCGCAGCTCGCTGCGGCACTGGCAAAGCCTTTCGGGGTAAAGGTCGTGTCTGAAGTTGGCGGGCTTCCCAAGATTGATCGAACCGTGGCTGAGCCAGGGCAAACTGCTTTTGAGATTATCGAAGTCAAGGCGCGCACGGCCGCGGTGCTGATTATCAGCAACCCAGACGGCAACCTGGTGATCACCCGCGCGAGCAATCAGCGCGTCGCCACGCCGCTGATCCTGGGCGAAAACATTCTGGAGGCCGAAGGCGAGTTCTCACAGCGTGAGCGCTTCAGCCATTACTACTTCGTCGGACAACAGTCGAACTGGGGCAACAACCTCGGCGCCGACGGGGCAGCGCACGTGAAGGGCCAGTCTGAGGACACGGCCGTGCGTTACCGGCCGACTACCGTGGTGGCCGAAGGCGCCGGCAACGTCGCGGACATGAAGCTGCGCGCGCAATGGCAGCGCAACGTCAACTACGGCCGCAGTCGCCGCGCCACTTACACCGTAAACGGCTGGGAGCACGCCGACGGGCTGTGGGAACCGAACCGCCTGGTTCGGGTGGTCGACGAATGGATGGGCTTCAACAATGAGTCGCTGATGATCGGCACCGTGGAGTTCGTGCTCGACGAGCGCGGCCAGCGCACGCGCCTGACCGTGATGCCGAAGGAAGCCTACGACCTCATTCCGCTGCCGGCCAACACCAAGGACCAGCCCTGGTGAACGATTCCGCCTTCCGCCGTCTTACCGCGCCACTGCGCCGCCGCCTCAAGGTGCTGTTCACACGCGCGGTCGTCAGCCTGGTGGACTCCACGACGTTGATGCAGACGTTGCAGGTAGAAGTATTGGCCGGTGAGGTGCTGGATCGCGTCGAGCATTTCGAACCATATGGTTTTACCTCGAACCCGCTGACCGGCGCCGAGGGATTAATGGCAGCGGTCGGCGGCGATCGCGCACACACCGTTTGTATGGTGGCCGCCGACCGCCGCTTCCGCCTCAAGGGTCTCGCCTCCGGAGAAGTGGCGCTCTATACCGACGAGGGCGACTTTATCCACTTCAAGCGCGGCCGCAACATCGAGGTGACGGCCGGCACCAAAATCAAGGCCACGGCGCCGCTCGTGGAGATTATCGGCAACGCCACCGTGTCCGGCACGCTCACCGTCCAGGGCACGATTCTCTCCAACACCTCGATCGCCGATCCGGCCGGCACGCTGGCCGAGGCGCGCGGCTACTACAACGGCCACACGCATCCGGGCGGCGGCGCACCCAGCCCGCAAATGTCATGACCGACTTCGCGCTCGCCCTCAACGCCGACCGCTCCGGGTTCGACCTGGGCCTGGGCACCTACGACCTGGCCACCGACAGCGGCCTGCGCAGCGCGGTGATCGTCTCGCTCTACACCGAGCGCCGCGCCGAGGCCGACGACGTGCTGCCGGACGGCACCACCAACCGGCGCGGCCACTGGGCCGACCCGGAGATGGGGTCGCGCCTTTGGCTGCTCGATCGCGCGAAGGAAACCGATGACTTGCTGGCGCGCGCGCGCGAGTACGCCAACGAGGCGCTGGCCTGGTTGCTGGACGATGGCGTGGTGCGCGCCGTGGACGTAACCGCCGCGTTCGTGCAACGCGGGGTATTGGCGCTGACCGTAACCATCACGCTCGCCGATCGCGAGCGCTTTCAAGACGTGTTCAATGTCTCCGTGGGGGCCACTTAAAATGCCGTTACAACGAGATTCCGTTCAGCAGCTCAAGGCGCGGGTGCGCGCGGACATCAAGAGCCGGCTGACCGGCGTCGACCCGGCGCTGGCAAAATCGGTGGCCGGCGCGCTGGCCGATACCGTGGCCGGCGCGGTGCACGGGCTGTACGGCGCCATCGCCTGGTATGGCCGGCAGATCCTGCCGGACACGGCCGAGGATGAAGATCTGGAGCGCCATGCCGCGCTCTACAATCTCGCGCCCACGGCGGCCAGCGCGGCGAGCGGCAACATCACCTTTACCGGCACCAACGGCAGCGTGATCCCGTCCGGCGCCGAGCTGCAACGCGCGGATGGCGCGCTGTACAGCACCACCGCCGATGCCACCATCGCCGCCGGCACGGCCACCGCGGCGGCCACGGCCAGCGCCGCCGGCGCGGCCGGCAACGCGATTGCCGGCGTGTCGCTCACGCTCACCACGCCGATCGGCGGCGTGAACAGCAGTGCCACGGTGGCGAGCGGCGGACTGGCCGGCGGCGCGGATATCGAGAGCATCGACAGCCTGCGCGCGCGCCTGCAGGAGCGCCTGGAAGAGGTGCCGCAGGGCGGCTCGGCGTCCGACTACGTTCGCTGGGCGCTGGAGGTGGCTGGTGTCACGCGCGCCTGGGCCTTTCCGCTCGAAGGCGGCGCCGGCACGGTGACCGTGCGGTTCGTGCGCGACAACGATGTCTCGATTATCCCCGACGCCGGCGAAGTGGCGGCGGTGCAGGCTTACATCGAGGAGGTGCGGCCCACCGGCGCGGCGCTGACCGTGGCGGCGCCGACGGCCGTGGCGTTTAATTTTACCGTCGCGCTCACGCCCAACACTGTGGCCGTGCAGCAGGCGGTGCTGGCCGAGCTCACCGACCTGCTGCGGCGCGAGGCGTATCCGGGCGCCACCCTGTTGCTCTCGCACATTCGCGAGGCCATTTCGATCGCCGCCGGCGAAAACAACCACGTGCTCACCGTGCCGGCGGCGAACGTGACCTACACCAATAGCCAGATCGGCATCATGGGAACGCCGACATGGGCATGAGCGCGGATCGCTACCGCGAGCAACTGCAGGCGCTGCTGCCAAGCGGCGCGGCCTGGCCGCGCGACGCGGGCGCGGTGCTCACCGCCACCCTGGATGCGCTGGCGCAGGAACTGGGCCGCGTGGATACGCGCCTCGACGATCTGCTGAACGAGGCCGATCCGCGCACCACCTACGAGCTGTTGATGGACTGGGAGCTCTCGCGCGGCCTGCCCGATGCTTGCGTTACCGACACGCTCACCATCGATCAGCGCCGCAACGCCCTGGTCAGCAAAATCACCAGCCTCGGCGGCCAGTCGCCGGCGTATTACCTCTCGGTGTTGGAGCGCCTCGGCTTCGTGTCGAGCCGCTGGACGCGGCTGGCCTGGCACTTCATTGGCGCGCTGCAGGGCTGGACGGCGGCGAACGCCACGCTCACGCCCGGCACCACCAGTGCCACGTTGCTCGCCACGGCCGCCGATCCGATTCTGCGCCGCACGATCAAGTCATTCTCTGGTGCGAAATACCGTTACGTGGCCGTGCGCCTGCGGCGCCTGGTTGCCGGCGCGTGGGAAGGGTCGGTGCAATACACCACGCCGGCGCACGGCGAAAGCGCGAGCTATGCCAAAACAATCGCCGAGCCGGCTGAATGGTCGACCGGCGCCTGGGCGATTGTGGTGTGGGACATGCACGCGCTCAGCGCCGGCGGCAGCGATTGGCTGAATAGCTTGATCACCGGCCTGCGCCTCGATCTCAGCAGCGCCAACGCCAGCAGCGTGGAGATCGACTGGATCGCGCTTTCGGAAGTCCCGAACCCGGATCTGGCCGTGACCATCGACGAACAGGTGGACGGCCTGCCGCACCGCTGGCGCGTGAACGCGCCGAGCACGACCGTCACCGAGGCCACCTGCCTGTCGCCCTGCACCACACCGCTGCGCGTGTGGGGCAACCAGCCGTTGCAATGCACGATGAACCGCATCAAACCGGCGCCCACCGATCTGCTGTTTTCTTTCCTGA